ATACGAGATGAGCGCTAGTCTCGTGGGCTCGGAGATGTGTATAAGAGACAGAATCCATGCTGATATTTTTTCTCGTGTCCATTTTGTCGCAGTGTCAAGATTCTCTATTCGCGATTGTGATTTATATATCTTGTCCTCAAGCTGTGTCTTCCAATAGTGACAGCCTTTGCATAGCACCCATAGGTTGTCATGATCTAAGCACTTGCTTCTGTCAATCCTCAAAGGCACGATGTGATCTGTGACTAGATAGCCAGGCTTGTCATAGGTCTTGCCACAACATGCACAAGTGAAGTAGGCATGAGCTTTAGCATCACGTGCGGTATGTTCCCATATCTTAGACTTATAGAATGCAGCAGACTCTTTGTCGCGCTTGTACTTGTCGTAGTACGATGTGTCACGTTTAACGTGCTTAGCGGCATCAGCATGGTTAGGCTTATACAGGGATGCGTGCTTAGCGCAGTATGGGTTTGCTTGATCATACGGGATTACATTGTTGCATCCAGCCTTGCGGCATACCTTCACACGCATTAGCTATTCCTTGTGTAATCCAATGACGATTGCCAATCCGATAAGCAGTGTCATCACAGCAATCATCACTATTAGTGGCGCGAATACTAGCAGCCAACTCCATGCGATCAAGCCGAATAGCTTGGCCAGCACGAATATTAGTGTGAGCAGTAATAGGAAGTAGTACATTTTAGTCAGCCTCCGTGTATTGTTTGATCTTGTCAACCCGCAAGTCGCACCATTCATCATGTGTGCCGTCTGCCTTGTAAACTGTTACGACTGGCATTGATCGGTATCCCAGCTTGCGGAACCGTTCGTAGTCGTCCGCGTCTGCTGTGACTGTTTGCACTGGCATTACACGTGACAGTTTTAACACTGTTCGCCGGCACTTTTGACAGCGCGGCTTCGTATAGATAATTGCGTTCATGTGTTTCTCTTCTCTCGATAGTTTCTCAATGATCCGAAATTCAACATCGTACATATTTCCGTAGTCAGTGTTCCATACTCTAGTCATCGGGGTCGCCCGCCCATTCAAAAGAAAAGCCATGGCAGTGCTTACGCTTGCCGTGAAGGCACGTAGACACGTTCCCTCTGCTTAGCCCGAGGAGTTCCGCTGCTTTTGTTGCACTGCTAAAGAAATAGCGATGCCCCGAACTAGTTATTGCGTAAATTGGCCGTTCAAGTGCTTCTGCTATGCGCTTTCCGTGAGTGCCGTACCTGTTGTTGTAAAGCACTGTGCACCATTCAATGTTTTCCACTCGGTTATTGCTTGGGTTCTCGTCCCTGTGATTAATAGCCGGATATCCGTTTTGGTTTGGTATGAACGTAGTGGCTACGAGACGGTGAACCCACCATTTTTTAGCGTTCCCGTCTCGATATAGAGTTACCATGTGATATCCGCGGCTATTGCACCAGTCTGCGAGCGTTCTTCCGTTTGTGAATCGGCCATACTTATCTTTATGAGCAAGGCTTCTCACCCTTCCCATGTTGCTGACTTGATATAGACCTTCGTAACCTTCAATGTCTTTCCAGATTTCCTTTTCGCTCATGATATTCACCTCTCAAACGTAATATATGGCTGTCGTATTGTGGTCAGAATATTCGACCAGCTCAAACGTTTTGTGAGCAACCACGCCAATGTCATCAGTCCAGCGGTCATTAGGTTTTCTCGTCGATACTTGCCGCTGAATGAAACCACCAAGGTCACGAGACATTTCGCTATGCATATGGCCAGTAAATAATTCGCGGTTCTGCGCTGTGCCTAACATGAAACCAAACTCGTCTAAAAATTTTGCAAGGTAGTTGTTCTTGCCCTTGTCACCATGAGTAGCACCAATGAAGTTGTGACCAAGCATAGCGCCTTTGTAGTGTTTCAACGATATATCCCAAGTGATGTTCGACTGGTTGCTGTAGGCACGTTTCAATAGACGTGCAAACATATATCCAACTGACGGGTCGTGGTTACCTGGCGCATACATGACCTCACACTCATTGGCGTTCTTAATGATTGCTTCTATCAGCGTCTCGAAGTATTGCTCCATTTCGTTCACAGTCTCGCCTAGGTCGGTTGTTTCGAGCTGTGTGCCCTTTGCTGTGGTCGAGTTGATATTATCCACATGAGCAAGATCACCGCCCAGAATAAGCAATACTTTGGCGTAGTGGCCGCGTTGAATGATCTCTAGCTGACGCTTAAGAGATTCCGCATAGATGTCGAATGTGTGACCGTTGAAATGCGTGTCGAAAGCAGGAATGACCAGATAGCGATCTGATTCCACAAAAATAGGAGCCTTAGCTTGATACGGCTCCTTGTGTGTGATGATGTCATTCATCAGCGATTCATATTGTTCTGCTTCAACTAACGGCCTGATTTGTATCTTGCTTTGATACAACGTTGCTTCAGGCGTCTGCTTCCAGAAGTTGCTTGTAGCACGTACAAGCTCCCACTTGGTGTAATCATACCCGTGAGCTTCCAGAACCTCTCTAGGCGTCATTTTGTGGCCCCTGACAACCTTTAGAATGGTTTCACTGGACTGTGTGCCGTCTGAATCGTATTCATTCTTCAATGGCTTTTGGAACTCGATGCCAAGCCGTCTTGCTTTACCTTGAAGCGCGTCGTAGCTAATTCCGAGCTTGTCGGCCGTTTCTCGTCTAGTAAAGCCTTCAGAGGCGAGCTTCCTAATGTCACCGATCTGTTCATCTGTCCATTGCATCTACTCGCCTCCGAAAATATAATGTCCGTGAGCAGTTTGATGACGCTGCTCACATTCTCATGAAGAACTTCCCGAGTTCTTAAGCCCTCGGATTAGGCCCCGAAAGCTTTTTTGTTGCTTAAAAAATTTCGATGAGTTAGAATTAAATTGTTCCCAACAGATACTCATTTTCACTCCTTTGTAATACCCTTTCTTTAGGCTCTCGGCCCCCAACCGAGGGCTATTTTAGTATCTTCTATAAGGAATGTGCTAATATATATATGTGAGCAGTGGCCTTTCTCCTCCAAGTCAACCGCTGCTGCTCACACAAGTATTCCGTTTTTTCATTCTTTTGGCCCTTGGACTGGTCTCTGAGGGCTTTTTTAATCCGATTTATTGCTACATGTGTTATACTCTTTTTCGGTACCGTTGTTTCACCTCAGTAAACACCGGTAGCTAGGCCCTCAGTTAATCGCTCAGAGGGCCTTTTTGTTGCACAAAAATAGCACCTCACCGTTTGGCGGAGTGCTTTAGTAAATAAAAAGATGCCAAAGCGTCATATTAGCTCTCTTGGTTTGTAGCACTAGATTTCGAAACGGCTGCCTTAAGCATATTCCCAGCATCGGTCGGACGTTCAGCATAAATTAACTCTGAAGGATTATTGGGATTAGCGTATGGTGGATTCAGCGTTCCCGAAATAAATTCAGCTAACTTATTTGATTCTAAATCAACGATTGCCATCTGGATGCTTGTCTTCTCAATGTTAGAAAAAACTGGCACTTTGCTAAATGCGGTTGCTACCCATCCAGTATTGTCTCCCTGCACTCTACCATCTACAGCAATGAATGCTTTTGGTCCTGGAACTAACGGCCAATGGTCTGAATTCCGAAGCAGAGTTAGAGCTAGCGGAGAACTTCTGTCTATTAAATTCAAAATGCTCTTGTTCTTAGAAAAAGTGCTTCCCCAATCTTTTTCATTTGCAAGATTACCCAGATAATCAGACATAATATCTAACATATCATCATCTGATGGAGCATCTGACAGTAGGGAGACTATTTTCGAATAGATACTCAGTCCGTACGGATTTGTGAGGAGAGAACTCAACCTGTGAAGGCCCTGCTCTTGATCATCGGTCTTTTGTAGATATTCTGCCAAAAGCAAAGTCTTCTTCATGTCATCCAAACGGTCTTTTAAATGATCCCCCGTATCCACAAGATCAAGGATCAGATCTCCCCATTTGCCGTTTAAGACGTCTACCGCCAGCTGCTTTCCTTTCGACTTGGCAGTATCGACCACTGCTGACCTCACATCCTTACTATCAAGCTTTTTCTGCTCTATTCTCTTATCCAAGCTCATTTTCTCAGCATGCAAAAGATATTCTGGATGCTCAATCATGGCCCGAATTTCCGCTTTCTTGTCCATTTCGTATCACCTCACAAAAATAGTACCCCAGCATGAACTGGAATACTACATTGAGGTGATTAAGTGAGCACTGCGCAGCCGTTTTCCGCCGGCCAATCTGGTGCACGTTTGATAGCGCAATGTGGCATGCGGGAATCGAACCCGCCTGACTATCTCAGCCAGTCCTCATTGCCACGCCTTGCCACAGCTTTATCATCACTGAGGCTCGGAGGAAAAATGCGGTGTCTCAGGTTTCTCACCTTTGGCACAATACAATCATATGACGGAAAAGCGTGTTTTTTGTTGCATCATTGTTGCACGGATGTTGCAACTAGTTTCACTAGCGGACATATTTCAGCAAAAGCATAGAGAGCTTCTTGTGTTTGTCGCCAAAGGGTCGTTCGGTCAACATGCAAGTGAGCGGCTAACTGAAGGCTGGATTTACGTGTCGTCTTTGGAGTCAGATAGCTCTCAACTAAGATGATGCGGTAGTCTTCATTCTCTATAGATTCAATAGCACCTTCACAGCACGCTATATAGTACAGCTCGTCAGCGTGCGATACGAGCTTGTCCTCGGCTTTATTTCCATAGCTGGGTGACTTGGGCATGCCGTCCATCACGGGGCTTCTGAGCGCTATTTTTGTGCGTTGAGCGAGCCGCTTGTGATGCCAGTAGTTCCCCAAGACCTCTTTGGCGTTTTCAATTGTTTTGTCATGATCAATTGGGCTAAAATATCTCGTTGCTCGCACCACTGCGTCCACTCCTTATGGTATAATTAAATTTGTAAAAGTTTGGGGAAACGGCGTGCCGTAATGGTGCGCTTTTGTTTTTTGTGATATACTTGCTGTTCAAATAATTCGATTTGATAGACTGAGTCGTCCTGTTAATCCGGGGCGACTTTTGCTATACTACCTTTGGAGATGCTTTCTTATGCGTGTTAACCTTATAAGTTGGGGAACAATCTGATTCAAGCATCTCCCGCGCGTTGCTTATGTGACGCGCTTTTTGGTATACTGTATACGGAGGCCAAATCCTAATCTTTTATTTAATTCACTCTCAATCGTACGTCTGGCCTCCGGCGCGTCCTTCACCAGACGCGCTTTTTGTTTACAATCATTTTCCTCTTTTCCAGTTAGCCCACATCCATATTGCAACACCCGCGATGAGCAATATAACGGCAATCATCTGTTTCATTTCTGCTTCTCTCTGATTGCATCCGAAATGTCCCAAAGTGCAAACAAGACTGCTATCAGTGTCAAGCCAGTAAATGTTTTGTAAGCTCCAAAATTCATGTATTTTGCAGGTAAAAATGAAGACGCCAGAGCTAATGTGAAACCAAGCCATGACATGAAACGGTAAGGCCCATATTTCATTGCTTTCCCTCCAATAGCTGTTTGTCCTCAAAGATGTTTCCGATTACCTCGCACGTCTCAACACCACTTTGAAAAATGGTTGCAAGTGCATTTGCATCATAATTCCATACTGCCGGTATGCCTTCCAAATCAAACGCTGGGTAGTCTTCATCGCCAAACCATTTTACTGTTGCTACATATGATTCACCGTCTTCTCCTGTTACTTTCAGAATATCGCCTTCGTAGATTTCTCGGCCGTTCTTGTCTTTAATCCCAGTGTATTGCATGAGTTCATAGCTATCCGCAAGTTGTAATTCTGCGTCATACGCATATTCGATAAGGCTCCAGAATCCGCTTGGACCAAAATTCATAGCGGCAACATCAACCATCACTTTGTCTTTTTTGTTCCACGCTCTGAACTTAATCTCTCGTTTCATTGCTCGGCCTCCTCGCCGTTGTAGTATGCATTTGCTAGTTCTTCGACTAAGTCATTGAACACGTCCCACTTCGTCTCTGTCATAATTTTCTCCTACAAATTGGGCAATAGTTAATTGCCATATCCAAAACGACTGATACTTCTCCGAATCGGTTCATTTGCGTGACACACAGCTTCGGGTGCTTGTTTTCTGGAGATTTTATTCGCGCTTTCACCCGTCTGCACAGTTTCGTTTTGCGGACGTCGAAATATTCTGTCTTGTCTGAAATGGCCTTGCCATAGTGTGCATGCTTTGATTGTGGGTCGGTTTCATGACAATATGGGCAGTTTTTCTGCTTTTCGGTTTCGTCTGGCAAGGCATTGTCATAGTCTTTCAGATAGGCTTGTTTTTCCTCGTTAGTAAGCTCATTGCCAATTCCTTCACCGTCCAAGGCAATGTACGCATTTGCTAGTTCTTCAACTAAGTCCCCGAACACTTCCCGCTTCGTCTCATTGCTCATAGCACGCACCTCCAGCCGGTAGTTTCGAACATTGCATAGTAACCATCAGCGTTCTTCTTTTTTAAGTAATTAAGTTGAAGAACTGCTCGCTCACGGTTGAAGTAGATAGGCGATACACGGTGTGCATTCCCAAAATCAGACACCTTGGCAACGAAGTAACAAGCTCGTCCACCACTTTTTAGGTTCACTTCTTGTTTATTCATCATCAGTCACCTCTTTAGGCGTTGTCTCGCTTGCAATTCGTTCAATGTCGGCTTCTGTTACACCAATGCCGAAGCATTTTGCTGTTTGAAAGCTATTTTCATTTTTGATCACTGGCTGTTTGAAATAAGCCACCATTTCATTATTTGAGATATACGATACCGCCGATAGATTGAGCAACTTTCCACTGTCTAACTTAATCAGCATCGTCAGTCACCTCTTCTTTTTCGCAGTCTTGCAAGCCGTAGTGCTCGATCTCTGCTTCGGTGAACTTGCCACGAAGTTCTTTATCCGCTGGGCAAATCGTTAACAAATCTGTATCGCCGGACTTGTAATACCAAACCTCTTTGGTATGTGGCACCTTAACGTTGTATTTCTTCTCCTTTGCCACGGTGTAGCCGTTGACGTAAGCATTCATCAGCAGCTTTTCTAAGCCATCATAATCATCAGTATTCATGGAAATATAGGATGCTGGAAATTTATACTTATTTGCCTCTTCAACGATTTTTGCTTGTTCCTTGCTTAGCACTACCTTTTTAGGCTCCTCAACGAGCGTGATAGCGTGGCCACCCTGATTTTTAGCTACTAGTTCAGCCTCTTCCTTACTAGTAGTTGTAGGGCAATCTGGGATGTCTAATATCCAGAAACCAGAACCATCCGAAAAGTCCCAGTATTTGCCTTCGTCGTTCTTTACCGCGTACAGTTTTTCTTCGCTCATTTTTCGTCCTCCACTTTCTTGATAATCAGTGGTTCCGGAATATCTACCTTAATGTCATCGCCACGGGTGTTGTGCGATTCCGTGTGCTTGGCCATGTTCTCGTTTATCCATCGGATACACTGAGATTGATACTTGGCTCGATAATACTCGGTTTCTGTGTTTAATCCTGCTACTACGTACATTTGTGTGCCTCTCATTTCGCGCTGACTGACTTCACAGCCTGATCTGAATAGTCCTTGATGCTCTGCGCGTCTTTGATTGCCTGTGATAATTCATTGTTTGCCTGTTTGGCGGCTTCTAACTGTGATGTAAGGTCGTTGATTGTCTGTTGCTTAGCATCGACCTCAGCCTGTTTCTGGGCAACTGCTTGCTGGCCTTCAACGATCTTTTGCTGAATCTGGGCATCTTTGTTTGCCATGTCGTTTCCATATTGCTGTTTTAGGGCCGCATACTGTGCCTGCGCGTCAGACAACTGATGTTGCAAATCGGACAAGCTAGATTTTGAAGCGTGAATCTTAGCCGTCAGCTTGTCGATATTGTTTTTGGTCTCCACGATGTTCTGGTGACCTTGCCAAACATTGTCGGCAATGGTGGTTGCACCGGCCCCAAACATAAGTCCTGCTAAAACAGTTACTGTAAATGTCAATTTTTTATTCATGATTTTTTCTCCTTAATCGATCTCTTCTGCTTCAATCTCAACACGTGGTTGATCGCTGTACCATTTGCCAACATGGATTTCGACTATTTGGTTGTCGTCTTCCCACAAAATCCCGGTCAGCGCATCAGACACCGCTTTGTAATAGTTGTCTGTATCCGGCTTAACAGTTGGTCTAATGATGCCGTCCTTTTTTTTCCGCCTAGTAAGCTTGCTACCGGATTTTTGAATACCTCTGTATACTTTTACGTTTATCCTGATAGAACCCGTAAGAGGCTCAATATGGAGCTCCTGACGTGCAATCTGCTTGATGTATTCTTTGTAGCCACGTGATTTGGGAGGATCATACGTGCTTACATACTTTCCTCGCCGAGAAAACCTAGGCCGCCCTTGAGCAACCGGTTCACCGGGTATTGTTAGCCTTATCACGCTGGTTTCACGTCCTTCAGATAATATTGACGTTGCTTGCCATCAACCATTTCAACCGTTGTGATTAGCTCTTTGGGTGCCTTGGCGTCAAAAGAAACTGGCTTGTTAATATCTTGTCTTGCTCCTCTGGCGTTGTATCGTTCAATCCTGATGATTCGTGCCACACCGCCAAGATCACGCACGCCCATGAATACTCGATCAGGAACCATAACCAGATCACCGACCATCATTTTTGTTTTAATTGCTTGCATTTAAAGATTCCTCCTGTAATTTCTTGTATTCTTGCTCGCTAATTGGCTGTTTTAGTTTTTCCGGCGATATTCCCATAGCTTTAGCTATCTTTGCAAGTGTGATCCTCATTACCTCTTTGCCGCTAAGAAAACTAGAAATAGTGATGCGACTCACGCCAGCAATCAAAGCAAAACGGTATATTGGCAAGCTGCGATGATCGTCAAGAAAGTTGCGAAGTCGTTCACGTGCCCAATCTTGGCCTGCATTGTTAGTTTCGTCCTCATGCTCAATCATGCTTTTGCCTCCTCAAAATTTTTGCTTCGGTAAGTTCACATTTAGCTTTTTCAGATATCCTCGCCAAATATCGTATGTGTTTTGGCAGTAAGCTCGTGTTACCGGATCGGTTTCTTTTGTCGGTAAATACGCACTAGTTTCACCATAATATTCTGACTCAGCCGTCTCTAAGGCGTTGACCAATGTCACGTACGCCCATTTGTACCAAAACTTCTTCATACCAGCATCGGCTTGTTGCGCCTTTTTTAGATATTCCATGGCTTCGTCAAGCTGCAGAATAACGAACAGCGAGTATTGATAATGCCCCTCCTGCATATACGCATTGAACTCTTTAAGTGTCATAGTTGGATAAGCCATTTCAATACGCCACCTTAAACTGCAGCTTTGGTGCGAAGAAATTAAAATCAATGCTGCCAAGTGCTCCTTCACGATTTTTGGCAATTGTTAAAGTCACAGTACGGATATCTGATTTTTCGTTCTGCCGATCACTGTTCCAAAGGAATCCAACCGCATTGCTATCTTGTTCAATTGATCCCGACTCTCGTAAATCTGAGAGTACCGGTTGCTTGTCCTGACGATTCTCAATACCTCGTGATAATTGACTAAGCAAAACAATCGGGATACCAAGCTCGTTGGTCAGCACTTTGAATTGACGGGTGATCTCTTCGATTTGCAGACGGCGATCCGCTTGGCTACGAACACCAATCAGCCCAAGATAATCAACAATCGCAAGGTATCCTTTATCTGCATCAGCGGCTCGCTGCCGCATTGTTTTGACGATCTGCGGTAATTCCACCTGCTTGTCGTAAAGTTGCAAGTGATAGTCTTTAAGGACGTTTCCCGCCTTTTCAACCTCAACCTTCTCAGCATCGCTTAGACTTTTCTGCGGGTTGATGAATTTACCAGCACTGATGCCAGTCTTGCATGCCAACAAACGGTTGTAGTTTTCTGCATTTGACATTTCAAGTGAAAACATATCAACTGTCAATTCCGGTTGCTGTTTCAAAGCCTCAATGATGAGATTGACCGCGAATGCTGATTTACCGACACCAGGGCGCGCACCAATCGTCAACAAACGTCCCGGCATCAAACCACCGCCTAGAATATTGTTAAGCGTGAAGTACGTTTTAATCCCATTATCAGCAACGCCGTGTATTATTTTGTCTTCCATGGCCGCTGCCAAATCTGCAATGCTGCTTTCAGTTACCGTCTGACTGGCAGCAGTAGCATTCTGTGAGGCAACCATCATCGCGGTAAGATTGTCCTCGCTTGGTTCTTCCGAGTACGCTTGTGCTGCTTTAATGAGCTGACTACGGAAATAGTCCCGCTTTAGCTTGCCTACCCACCAGTCAAAACGTGAGGTGCCAAAATCACTGGTCATAATGTATTGCCAATCTGCTGCTGACATCACGCCTGGATGAGCTGTTGCAAAACCATCCTGCAATTCCAGCGTATCTACGTCACCTGGCAACTTGTTCATGTAGGCAACTACTGCAGCGTATTGCTGGCTGTTAAACCATTTAGGATCAATCCATTCAGACTTGATGAGTTCCGGCTTCGTATATAAGCCATACATGACATGCGGTTCAGGATTGCTAGGGTCATAAAGCTTTTTCGTCAAGCTTGTTGCCTCCCTTCATCGTATTCAGCAATGTAACGAATAGCATCTTCTGGATTGATTGGAATACCCTGCGCTTCGATTTCTTCAAGCACTCTGTCAGGGCTGTTGTAGTCGATATACATTGCAATAGCAGTTTTCTTGGGATCGAACTTAGGCTTTCGAGCTTCCTGCTCATCTCGTTCTTCCTTTACGACCTCAAGGTAATCGTTCCATGCCTCTTGGTTGAAGAAAGTACTACCGTCTTTGACAAACCGCTTCTCTGTGCCTTTGCTATTGATTAGCTGTCGATAAGCCACAATGCCATCCTGAATTTGTCTGTTGGTAGCAGGGTTCTTCTTTCTACTCATTACCCGTTTGTAAGCAGCTAACGCCGGCTTCTTGCCAATCTTCTTTGGATACAGTTTCCAGAGCTTTTCAAAGTCACTCTCTAACGTGCTGGATGCACGTATGTTTTTATTAATACTTGTATTATTATCTGTCCGATTTTTCGGTATACCCTTGTCCGATTTTTCGGCATACCCCTGTCCAGTTTTTGGGTATACCGCACTAGGTAATGTGATATATCTTTTATTAATTTCTTTGCTATCTGGCTTAAATGTTACATTGCGAATGATGTAGCCATACCTCTCTAGCGCTTGCATCCAAGCCTGCACCGTGGAACGACTGACACCATATAATCGACAGAAGTAATCATCACTAGCCCAACATGAGCCACTCTTATTAGCTAACGCCGTGATTTCACCGTACAATAATGGTGCTTTGCTTGGCAGACGTGTATCATATCGAACATCTGCTGGGATGATTGCATAGTAACCAGGTTTCTCATTCATGATCGTCACCGCCTTCCTAGAATGGAAGATCATCATCACTGATATCGATTGGCTGACCGTTGTTGGCAAATGGATCGGCTGCATTGGTTTGGTTTGCTTGTGCTTGTGTACCGAAAGACGGATTAGAATTTGAAACAGATGCAGCTTTGCTATCTTTCCAGCGGTGCTGAATCTGCGGGAAATCCGTTGGCTCCCACTTCTTGATATGCGGATAGGTTTTACCGTTGTATTCTTCGTTTTTGACGGTAACTTTAACGGCATGGCCCGTGAAATCTGCAAGCATCGCCGCAAGATCAGCCCACTTCTTATGGTCTGGAATGCCAGCATTTTTGCCAATCATGAATAGGTATCCCATTGCATACTCTCCGGTGTCTTTCTTTGGATATTGGTTGTCGAAGATATGCTTGTTCTGATATTTCTGTGGAACGTCATTGCGTACAATTAGATCAAACTTGATAAACTCACGATCTTTGTAGTTGTCAAATCCAAAGCGGTTAATAACGCATTCATATACACCATCTTGAATGTCGCCATTTCCTTCTGCTGCTTGTGAGTAGTCCATTGTGATAGCCATGTTTTAGTCCTCCTGTTTAATTGACTTTTCCTGATTTCCAAATTTGAATAGCTCTTTAATTGGCACTAACTTTCGATTGTCTAATCTGTTTTTAGCAAAGATTGCATCGGTTCCCTCGAGAATGACGCCACGGCCATCAGTCTTGGGATTAACTACCACGCGTCCCACAACGTCTGTCAAGCCTAATAGCCCGTCACGTACGCTGTCACGAATTGCTGGTGCATACTGGCTGAACGATTGTCCAGTTTCGCTTGTAATGTCTCGTGTGTTCTCCCAAGCGGTTACTAGCACGTTAACTGGTGCGTCCATGAAGATCATGGTCATGATACGGGCAAAGTAATTTGTCCATCTTGAGTAATCCTGAAGCTCGTTGCCAATGCCGTTTTTACTGTGCCTGCCCATCTCGACAAACCAGTCTTTTTCGAACGCTGATACGTTGTCGATCACCAGATTGTCATATCCGGAAACACGTTCAGCCAGATTTTTCAGAAATTCTTTCCATTCTTCGCTTGGCTTACTTCGGTCAAATGGTTGCACATCGATGTTCGGTGCACCAGATAGCACTTTTGAACTGTCATCCAGATCTAGCACGAGTGTTTTGCCATTAAGATTGCGGATAGCTGACGTCTTACCGACACCAGGCTTTCCATAAATCAAAACTCGCCAGTTCTTTGTTCGATCAATTGAAGATGCATGTTTAATTGGCTGCATCTACCGCACCCCCAGTCCAATGTTCTCAACCAGTCGCGCATTTGGTACCTCACGGCCAGCTTGTAATGCTTTCTTCAAGTCGGCTTTGTTGACCGTCAACGTGGTCTTAATGAACTCTGGTGGCAACTTATTCGGGTCTTCTGGTGCTTCCACGCTCACTGTTCTGCGAGTGTAAATACTGAACAGTGGTGTATGAATGTATTCACGACCAGTTTCAACCATCGCTTGCGCCAATCGTGATTTGATTGTCGCAGCGTTTTTCTTGGCACTTGTCTTTCGTTCTTGCAAACGCCTGATTTCAGCATCGATTTCTTTGACGTCTGCTTCGATTGATTTATAGACTTTGACATAGCCAACCGCCTTATCATCAAAGTCGCCCTCAACCATTTCCATCGTGTCAGCAATAGCTTTTGGATCAGCCTTGCCACTTTCTGCCAGTCGTTGCAAACTGGTCAATTTGTCTGTTAAGTCGTATAATACTGACATATAATATTTTCCTTTCTATCAGTCGGTGGCGTGCAGGCCAGCGGCTTTTTTCATGGCTTGTTTTATAATAAATACGATTGCGTGTGCGCCATCTTCTTGACCCATGGCGTACGTTTGATGAGGGTCTGTATTGTTCGTCCCATAGTCGGTAGCAACCTTGTGATATGCTGCAATCTGACGGTTCGCTTCGGCTAGAATTCGTTCGTATTCCTCATTGGTCATCATGTCATCCCCTTAGTTTTGCTAGTCGTGCACGTAGCTTCTCGTTATCGGCAAGCAGCATCTTTGCAATTGGTGTGTGGTTGCCGCGCATAATGTCTAACGTCAATTTGTTGTGTTCGTTCAGCAAATCACCAATGGTTCTTTCCGCTTCAGTCAATCCACTGCCTCCATCCTTTCGAAATCGTTGCGCCGATCATGACGCCAGCCGCTACCAATAGCAGGTAACGCCAGAACGGCGCGGTGGGCGTCAGCAATGTCTGTACAATTGCATCAATCATTATTTGCCCTTCTCTCTAAGCGACCTTGAAATCTCTGGGAACCATTTGTCGATGAATGTTCTCCACGGGCCGGCGTGAAACATATATCCCTTTTGACCAGGTGGTGGGTAATGGACGATCCTGTCCTCTAACACTTTTCGAAAGCGAGGTACATCGAGAATATTGTTAACGACCCATGTGTTGTTATGTCCTTTGATTAGACTAGCGGCCGTTGTTAGGTCCCAATATTCCATTCCTTCAAGCTGACGTTTTAGTTCTTGGTTCTCCTTGATCAGCTTTGCTTGCTCTTCTGCATCAACTGCCAAATATTTTTTGCTTGAAATCTGCTTATTTTCGACAATTTGTAACAGTTCCATGGCATTTCCTCCTTTCTTTCGACCTCCCCTTGGCAGATAATCAGGTTATCTAGTGATGGAAGGAGGTGATATAAATGGACTTGCCATACAAAAAAGTATTTGCTCCTACCAGTGGCAATATTGGCGCGGTGTTTTCTTCGAAAGATGTAGCAATTAAAAGTGCCTACTCATTCAAAGATGGAAATGAATTCTTTATGGTTCGTAATCTTATTGTTGATGGTAAAGAAGAGGTACTCGTTGAAAGAGCGTCCAACGTTCTTACCGTATGGAGCACTCTTCCTTTAGGAGACGAAAGCAAAGGTTCCTACAGTGTGGGTTAATTCTTCGTCCTCAATAACGATTGTCACCAGGTCTCCCGGTTTTACTGCTGGGGGAAATGGATAACTAGTGCGCCAAGTGTAAAGAGTTACCCCCGTGCTGCCCATATCAGTGCGGGGCTTTTTGTTTTCTTCGTTCATACTGTTATCTCCTTTTGCAGAAACTTGTTGATAAAATACTGCTGGCCTTTGCCGGTTACCTTGGTAGTCTTGGTGATCCGCACGCTGCCGTCTGGGTTCTGGAATGTACGTTCCTTGATATCGAACAGGCCTAAGTCCATTGCCCGTTGTGTCGGCATGTTGCGGCGATCTCCACTGCCAATCAGGTATCCGTGTTCTCGCAGCCAAGCGAACAGCCTATTCTGGCCAATATCCACACCGTTCTGGCGTATGAGCTTGGCTAAGTCACCGATGAGAATGCTCGTATGGCTGGTGGCTACCGCGTCGGCAAACAACGCTTTAGGTTTCATATCTTCAATCTGTTCAGCCTGACTAGCTGCCAGCTTCAATGCCTCGGCATAACTGCCCGGGATCACATAGCCCGTCTTAATCTGCGTCTCCATGCTGTTGAACGCGTTGATGTAACTGATCTTGAACTGAAGTGCCTTCTTACCAGTGAAACCCATAGCCAGCAATGTGAAACCGTCACGATTCATGTAGTACATTGGATATTGCTTACCGCGGTTGTTATACGTTGCTTCGGAAAAGAATTTGGCGGCTGATTTTTCAGCTGCGAGATTTTCGATAGACTGAATTACGTTTTTATGGTCTTTCCCGAACACCTCGGCCACACGTAAGCTGGTTGTCACCGCTTGCTTGTTGTGCATGATTACTAATTCGTTCACTTAAACCAGCTCCTTATGCTTGTCCAGCTTTTCGCTAAAAGCGTTATTACTTCCAAAAAAAATATAGTCTTGTGGAATTGAATAAATCTTGCTGATTTTCCAAATCTGCTGCATTGTCAAATCGGATGAGTCTTTCTCCCATCGTCGCAAGGTTGGCTCTGTTACGCCCATCATTTTAGCGGCATCCGATTGGGAAAGCCCTTTGCGAACTCGCAGGTCTCTTAGTGTGTGCTTCAAGTAGACTGGCACTTTTTCAGGAATGTCCATGATTTCTTCCTCCTTTCTACACTGTCTATACTATCACGCTTTTAGCGAAATGCAATAGGTAAATTCGTTATTTGCGAAAAATATTTTTAAATACCGTTGCTTTTTTTCGCTTTGCTGGTAGGATAGCAATTGTAGAAAACATTCTTACAATTAATAGGAGGAAAAATTTTGGACGACATCAAAGAAATATTCGCGAAGAACCTAAAACGACTAATGGATTCTCGCGGTGAAAATTTAACGGAACTCTCTAATCACATTGACGTCGCCTATTCAACCGTATCTGATTGGCTGCACGCTAACAAAATGCCTCGTAGCGGATCGCTTCAGACAATTGCTGATCATTATGGAGTAAACATCAGCGACTTAACAACTAATCACAGTCAAAAAAGTGTTTCTGGAATGGGCACATACAAATATGTGCCTGCCAACATTTCTGCGGGCACTTTGTGCAATGTTGACCCCTTCACTTCAGACGAGATCGAATCTGTCCAAATATCCGACAAGGTTCTTGGAAAATACGCCGGTGACAAAGATCTTTTGATGATGCATATAAACGGCGAATCAATGAACCAAACAATTCCTGATGGTTCTTTAATAGCAGTCAAACAGTACAACGATATTCAAGACCTAAAGGACGGGGACATTGTTGTGTTCGCAGATGATGGTGACTACGCAGTCAAATATTTCTATAATGATCGTCAAAAGCAGATTGTTACCTTCATTCCGGATTCAACTGACAAAAGATTTAGCCCCATCATGTACACCTATGAAGACCTTGAAGAAGAGAACATCAAGATCATTGGCAGGGTTGTCGTATACACAGTCGTTTTATAAAAAAATAATTTTACGTCCAAACCCTGATCGACGTTAAAAGCTGAATTTTTGGGAGAGGAATAATGAAACTACTTATCTTAATTGCCTTTTTGGGATCGCTCCTATTGGCTGCAATATTTGGCACATTGTCTATAGTCCAACGAAAGGATTCGAGAAAACTAAAACGGAACCTTATTATTACCGCGTTGTCGGCAATAGCATTTATTGCAATCTTTTTTTGGATTGGCACCTATTCGGGAGAAAGCAACAGGTCAGCTGCATCTAGTTCGTCTTCGAAAGCTGAATCGTCAAAGGTCGAGTCGTCACAAGATGATGATGACAGTTACGAAGACACTGATAGCGATGACTCTGATGATGAAGAATCATCAAGCACAGAAACGTTCAACGCAGCTGACTACAACACTGGGATCACTTATGAACAATTGGCACGGACTCCAGACGACTACAAGGGCAAGAACATCACTTTAACGGGCAAAGTTATTCAAGTCGTTGAGGGTGACGATGAAACTGATTTGCGTGTTGCAGTTGATGGTAATTATGACAATGTAATCATGGTCGGTTATGATCCAGATATTATGAACGGCTCTCGCATTCTAGAAAATGACAAGATCACCTTCTATGCTGAAAGCTTGGGTACCACCACTTACAAATCTACCATGGGTGGCAAAATCACAGTTCCATTGGCTTTGGCCAAGAAGATTGATGACGCCGGAACTGCTCCCGACGACTATGGTGATTAGTCCCTTCCCCCACGCAAGCGGCGTCCCCGTGCAAGCCGGAGAGTGGGGCTTGTACCACATACCAAGTAAAGGATGTGAGTCATCATGCTAAAAAAGATAGTTGCCATCTTACTTATTGTTTTGTTGGCTGGCGCAACAACCGCTTGCGATGATGACACCGGTCATGATGAAAACGTTGAAATATTTAACTGAGTGCGAACTGGATACAAAAAAGCCCCGGCCGCTGTGGTCGAGGAACAGTTGTTTCTGTCAAACGTAACTACTGTCGCAATCTGGCTGTTTTGATAGCATCTGGTGTTAGCTGAATCCAGTGAATATATTCACCATCTGAAAGATCAACAAGGGCCTTACCAGACAAAAGCGCAGCAACCTCGTTTGGCCCAATATTGGGCTTACTTGAAAACATGCCATACATGCCCGATGCTTCGTCGATATCCCATACTTCGTCTTTTTCGTCAACGATATATATGCCATTTTCCATTTGGAGAACCTCCTTTATCATGATTACGGTTCACCTAATTTCTTTTTTCATGAATTTCATTCACTTAATTATATCACGAAAAGCGCCTACTTCTTCAAAACATTAAAGAAGCCACACAGATTGTAGGAGGTAAAACCTATGAAGCCAGTTACAGTAAGCTCTTATAAGTTTGGCGAAAAAACCTGGAAAAATTTTGAAGGAGAACCGATCAAAAAATATGAGCACTCAGTTCTCCTAGACATTTCAAACACCGAAGTCTTTAGTGATAAAGAAAAAACAGAACTGAATTACAAGATCGTTGTCCCCTTTTCTAGAATTAGAGAGAAACGATTAATCAAAGATATTCCACTCAGTAACGTAAACGAGGCGCTTAACAAGAAAAAAGCAAGTAGGAGAAAGTAACGACAAAAAGCGCCTACCCAAGCGAATGGGTAGACGCCTAACAGAACGTGACTGCATGGTTAGGTGCAATAGCACCCGTCTGTATTGTAGCACAAGGAGGTGTAAATGTGGCCAGTATTAGTAAACGTGGCAAAAAATGGCAATATCGTGTCTCTTACAAGGATAATGATGGAACACGCAAGTATGTCAACAAGGGTGGCTTCCCCTCAAAAAAGGCTGCTGATATAGCGGCAATCGAAGTCGAACGTCAGCATAATCGCGGTGCAAATTTGGATCTTAACAAGATAACGTTAATCGACTACTGGGACAAATGGATTGAGCTGTACAAATCTGGTAAGCATTCTCGTATCACCGAAGCCCGGTATAAAACAATTCGTAAACAGTTATTAGCCTACTGGGGCGAAAGCCGTGAACTAAAATCAATTTCAAAATCAGACTGGCAGGGATTTATCAATGAGTTTGGCAAAAAAAGGGCTAAAGATACAGTCAGCAAATTGAATGGCTATGTTCGCTCAATGGCTGATTCTGCCGTCGATGACCAAATAATATATACTAACTTCACTCATAACGTTGTCCTCACTGGTAATGAAGGCCAAGCAGGAATCATCAAATATTTGCAAGTAAAGGATTTGCGCAAGCTCGTCAATTACTGCCTAGAATTTGCAGACTACGAGCATATTGCTTACTACATCATCGCAACCGGGGCACTGACCGGAGCTAGGTATTCTGAAGTTCTTGGGCTCACGTGGGATCATGTTGATCTTAAAAAGCGCGTTGTACACATTACCAGAACGTGGGATCACAGATATGGCAGCGGCTTTGCGGCTACTAAGAACAAATCAAGTGTACGTGACATCGACATCACGAGAGAACTTGCAGACTTGCTTTTACGTCTCAAGAAGGAACAGCAAGAGGTCTACCTTGCTCAGGGATATCGTGATAGCAAACAACTATTATTTCGCAGCATACGGCATAACATGCTATCGAGCACGGCAATTAATAAGGATCTAAGGACGATCGAGAAGGCTCTAGACATTTCCCCCGCGATTACTTTCCATGGGCTTAGACACACTCACGTTTCCTATTTGATTGCCAATCACGTTGACATTAACTATATTTCAAAAAGACTTGGGCATGCCAATACAATGATCACTCAAAAAGTCTACGCTCATCTTCTTGAAGATCAAAGAAAAGAGCAGGTATCCCAGACGCTACAAGCACTTTCGAGACTTTAGCTTGTGCACATTTTGTGCACCGGAGGAAAAAAACAACCGAAAATAAAAGGAAACAAAAATCCCGAAATGCCTTTATACCAGCATTCCGGGAAGCTATAGAAAGCATCTAGAAGCATAAAAACGGAGAGTAAGTGCGAAAATAAACGTATATACAATAGTATTAAACCACATTTTGTGCATATTTTGTGCACAAAAATAAGCCTCCCTGAGCAAGGGAGGCAGAACGACAAGGTATTACATGCTGACTAAAATATTTAGTTGCTTACGTATCTTATTTTACAGCATTATGCCCGTGCTTCAAAGCAAAAAAAGTCTCCCGCCATTGCTGGTAGGAGACTTATAGTTACCTATTATTCAATGCTTTGACCTATTTTGTCACCTTTTTCCCCCGCCAAAGTCAGTCGTCTATCCGTTCTTTGCGATAAATCTGATACAGGTCATTCAATGCACCCCTATGCTTTTTGAGCACCTCCGGCAGTGCTTTGATGACTGGCACCATCTCTTTGTCACCGGCGTGCGCGTCTGGGCCAACTGAGATGTCGTACTGATTGTCACCAAGCTCTTGAAGCGTCTGCGACAGCACTAGAATGAATTCAGTGAATAACTCGTTTTCTGATGCATAATGAAATCCTTCACTCATACCCGTTGCCCCTTTTCGTCAAGATGAACTTCTGTCAGGATCAATCCATCAAGCACTTCGCCAGGCTTCTTTTGAAGTGCCTTCGCAATCGCAAGAATGACCCGCGTGCTAATCTCAATGGCGCGCGCTTTCTTTGCCGCATTGGCAAGTGTCATAGAAGCAATATCACCTTTCTTTGAAACTTGATAGCGTGTTGTCCCTTGTTCTTCAAGATACGCATCGAGCAGGTTGCCATGACGAACAGGATTCAATGCACTTTCAACGTCTTTATGGTCAATGCCAGCCTCACGATACTTGTCTACGGCCTCCGCTTTTTGCTTGCCTTTGCCATACAAAACATTCATTGCATCGACAATGCTAGGATTGCTGCTTTGCGCCTTGATTTCAGCTTTCTTTTTCGCTGAATATTCATATCCGGTGACTTGTCGGATCTCGTTGTGCTTATTTCGGCGAACTTGATAAGTGGCGTAATCTTCTTTTGATGTTCCATATTCTAATCTCATAGCCGCTTTTTCTTCATCTGTCAACTCGTCATATGATTTGATGGCGTTTAGAATGATGCCACTTGAATGCTGTTGAAATACTCGCATTTTTATTCCTCCTATTGTTTAAGCAACTAAGACACTTTTCGGTGTCCACATTTCAATGCCGCCAAAGTCTGTGTCGAAGCGAACTAGCTGAGCCTTTTCAGTTTCGCGAACGATGTTGATGCTTGCTGTGTGGCTCAGAACTGCATCAGCTTCGTCTTGACGTAGGTTCTTCATGATGATCCATGCTGGGACGCCATACACATTGGCGTTGCGGTCTCGTTTTGGTGTGACCAAGCGTTGTGCTGCGGTCAGAACAGCAAGATCGCCGAAGCGTTTTTTGTCATACAGCTTGACTTGCCGCCATACTTCTTTGAGCGCGATGCTTAAGGCAATTTGGTAATCCCCAACTTCATCAACGATTTCTTGTGCAATGGCATGTGCTGCCTTCATCATGTTGCGCTTGGTCATTTTGTTCTCCTCCTCTTCTTTACATTTATATAGTACCATATTCGGTACTAACATACAACCATAAATGGTACTATTTTTGAAAAAAGTGCAAAAAAATAAGCCTCCCGCCATTGCTGGTAGGAGGCATTTTTGTTATCGGATATACAGGCTTTCGCCCGGATAAATCAGGCTATAGATTGATTTGCCGTTGTTAGCGGCTAACGTGTACATGCTGATGCCATACTTTCTGGCAATGCTCCAGAAGCTGTCACCAGAGCGGACCGTATAATACGTGTGGCTTACCGGTGAGGTGTATCCAGACGAACGCGAGCCATAGCTCTCACCACCATTTACGCCCAAGGCAACATAATGATACCTGCCTGAGTAGCTGAGATAACGTGCCCAAACATATGTGCCACGGATATACACGTGATCATAAATCACACTTTCACCGGGTGCATAGCTACCAACGGATGCATAACCGGTGCCGGCACCAGTGCGGATGTTAACAGTCGTGGAAGGCTTGAAAACACCAGTTTGAGCGTAATCAGTGTCGCTTGCTGCCGATGATGTAGCCGGTGGTGTCGTAACAGTTGGCGTAGACGGTGTCGCTGGTTGCTTAGTGTATCCGTTGTCAGTGATGCCAAGTAGATCAACATTACCATCAAGCCCTCCCGCTGCATGCATAGAAGTGAACTGATAGAGCGCAATGCCTGGCAAAGACGGGAACACGCCATAATCTGGCAGTGCCCGGATCTGATAATCTGGATACGCAGCAATCCATAGAGAGTTTGGGAACTCTTGTAGAATTCGCTGATAGTCCACATGCGCCACTGTATATGGCTTGTAAGAATAATACATTGGCGTGTAACCAGCTTGTGCAATCCGACGCATCCCATATAAAATGGCATCGGTGTTAGCTTGCATATTTGCAGATGCACCATCCTCATAATCAAGGGCAATAATAGATCCCTTGGGTGTTAGAATCTTCGGCAAGAAGTAGTCAAGGGCTTGCCGACCAATATCAGCACTGCCGCCAACCCCATACCACAGATAGGTGTGAGCTTTGAGACCATTGGTTTGCGCCGCTTTAACTTGGCTTGCATACGTCCATTGATCGTACAATGTACCGCCTTGTGTACCGCCAGCCTGAATAATGGCAAACTTGTTGTTTATACCATACTTGCCGGTCGCGCCTTGATACTTCGCCCAATCAACGCCAATATCGCCCTTAGCAGCGGAAACCGAAACCGGAGTTGCCGCCAAAGTAAAAGCCGCCGCTAAAGCAGCGACGGCTTGGATGAGTTTCGTATTGTTTTTCATTTGTTTCCTCCTTGATTTTACGTTACGTATTAATGGATACTAATTGGGAGGAGATGAAGAAATGTTATCCATTATTTCTATATTGATTTCTTTGGCAAGCTTTGGGTTTTCGCTATGGACATGGAAAAGTCAGGGAAAAAAGGCAAAGTATATGAACTTAGAATTCATCACTTTTGCTAATCATGCAGTCTTTAGCTACAACTCAAAACGACCCAATTCAGAAAATTTATTTATGCTGGGTCCATCAATCGAAATCGACCTGGATGTTTTAAACCCTTCATCACTTCCGCTGACCATTTATGGTTTTCAACTTATTGCACATGGATCTGATAAATATTTTGGCTTCCAGTTGCTGACCCAAGAGACTCTTGCTGGCGACATGGTCAAAGAACGCCTTGCCGGAGGAGCATCTGAAGAAAATATGCGTTCTGGGATATTAAATGTTATTCGACTGATACCGAATGACATCGTAATTGTCAAACCTTATAGCACTTATCGATTAACCACAATCTTTCAAGGAAAGGTGAATATGCCAGACACATTCACTGATTTTCAGTTCCGATTTCGGGTAGTCTCAAAGAATCCCTTCGGTAATGGATTCGAGGACCAAATATATCGTCTGGATATTTCTGATTACCCCGAATTATCGAGAAGAACGTTAGACCCAGGGAAATTAGTGCCAAAAATAGTGCTACACCAGATAGATAGTGCTCTGTAATATGGACTGTTAATTCAGTGATGGCGATAGTTGCCAATACGGCAACGCCAAAGATAGTTAGCTCATTTTTAGGTTTCACATTAGACTCCTTCCGTTGAATTGACCGCTGACGATTCTGTACTTGCAGCGGCAGTCGAAGAAACCGAAGTAGCCACATTCAAAGGCGTTGTGGAGCTTACCTGTTTATCAGCTTCTTGCAAAGCTTTGATCTGCTGCTCAAGTTCCTTGATTTTGTCAGCCTTAGTTTCAATGATGCCGCTATAATTCAAAGCTTGTTGACTATCACTCACCCCCTTCGTTGTTGGATCAACTGCAACGCCAACGATGGTCAACAGTGCAAATACTGCGTTGACCACTGCGGTGAGTTCCTTACCCAAGTTGGCAAAGTCCCAGTTGTAACCGAAAACCGCTGCTACCGTTTGAACTACTAACAAAGAAGCTGGCACAACGGCCAGCCAGAATTTGACGCTCAATACTCGTACTTTCCAATTAATCTTCATACTGAACATTCCTTTCAGTTTTTAATCCGAAGTTGCAAAACTTTGTTATACAGTGCTTCACCTGTGCCGTTACCGCCCAGTGCTTTGTAGCTGCGGAAAAGGTAATTAAGATCGTCCAAGTCGTCCGTGCTGATATACCCCACCTCGATATGATGGTTACACAGCATGTAAACCTCATGATGAAGCAAACCGACAAGGCCTGAATCAATTGCCTTTCCATGCTTTCGATGCATGCGCCATTGGCTTGCAAACCAACCAAACAAAGCTCCACCACCCAACTCCACAAACATATCTATCCAACTCTTGAAATCCACATCTTTATACTTCCTTCCACAAAAATAGCCGCTAGCTTTTGCTGGCGACTTGCTTAACAAGCTCATCTACTTCTGCTTGGCTAATCCAGCCGACACTCACGAACAAGGCTAAATCATCCTTGCTGTAGATTCCTTGCTGATAGTAGCTGATAATTAATGGTTTATATGCGTTCACGATTTTGCCTCCTTGATCAATGTTGTCACCTGCTTTATCAAAGCTGCGTTTGACATAGTTATACTAGCAACCATCTTCATAGTTTCAGCATTTGCTAAGTCAGAGGGGGACGGTTGTGGCAATGGATGATCATTAGCCGGATCGTAGCCCTCATCGGCAACGACTTTGCCGTCTACAAGAGATGCGTGACCCTCAAAAAACTGAGACACGTCATCTGCTTCGATGATTTGCTGACCGTCTTCAGTTGCGCCAATCTTCGCATCATCGGCCATATAAGCCCAATGCAGTAAGCGATCATCTTTAAGCCATATTTTAATTTTCAAAAATGAGCATCTCCTGTCGGATAACTGTCTCGAGTGATGTAAGAAACCGTTCCTCGGTACCAATCACGACTGTCCTGTGGGATAAGGTACCAGCCACCTGCCTGAATATAAACATCACAGTTGCTGTGATAAGAAGTTCCTCGCATTGAATAACCAAAACGTTCCTTGTAGTATGGAGAATATCCCGGTCGAATATTTGCAAGCAACTTGTACCCGGTAGACCCTTGAGCGTGAACACTAAACGTCACCGTGACAATATTACCTGTTCTGGCATAGTCAATCGTTCCTTCAGCAACATCAGGATTTGAATATGGTCCCTCGTTGGCATAAAAAGTCACCGCATCCAGCGCCGTAAATGAAGACGTGATGTATTTCGCATTATTGCCGCTGCCAGTTGTGTGGTCCGAAAGCTCCAGCATTCCCATACTGACCCGATTGCTATGCATCTTCGTGACTCCGTCTGGTTCCGTAATATATGAATATAGTCCATCAGGATTCAATGAAGTACGATATCGTTGTCCGTCACCATTGCCATTTGGGTCTTCTACAGTTCCGGTAATAACATAAGAAGACCCATTCAATGTCAAGCTGCCAGATGTTTTAATGCCAGAGCCCTCTATGCTGACATGTTTGAAGGGCACATTAATATCAGGAGAGTTGATCGTTGCGCTGTCAATCTCAATTGATTGCAACTTTTTGATATTCAACACTGCTTGCTGAATGCTCTGATCGACCCATTTTGAGCCGTCATAATACTGCAAGGCAGTTGCGTCATTGTAACTCGTGCCGTGCCACCAAGTATCGCCTTTTTTCGGGCTTGCTGGGGCCGACAATTGTACATATGGATAAGGCACATCCTTGCTTCCGGGAACCCCTTGTGGACCTTGTGGTCCCTGTGGACCTTGCGGTCCTTGATCACCTTTGTCACCTTTAAAAAGCGCCCAGTTGTAATCAGCTGGATTGGTGCTATCGGCCTGTGTGAAGTCGCTATAGGTGCCAATATACTTTTTTCCATCGCCACCGGATACCGTGAACCCACTTTTGCCACTTACATCATCTGCCCAAGCGGTGTGAAAATAGCTTGTACGGCCATCTGCACCCTTTGCACCGGGAACACCATCAGCACCATCAGCGCCCTTAATCAATGCCCACTTGCCGGCGTAATCAGCCGGATTGTCACTTGGAACGGATGACTTGACATTGGTAACAAAAGCCATGTACTTCTTGCCACTTGGGAAGGCACTCATGTTGGTGCCCTTGTCATCGTCGGCATATCGAACCCATGTATAGTATTGAATTGTTTTGGGAATATCCTTTAGTTTTTGAGCTAGATCTTGATACTGCTTAGCCACCTGACTCGTTTCAAGCAAATAGTCGCCCATGACCATTGTGCTACTTGAAGGATTGCTATAGCACTTATCGAGTTCAAGCACTCGTGCCGATAAATAGAGCTGCCGATCTTCTTGTTCTATCTGAACGGTATCACCACAGCGAATATTTTGCGGTATCTTTGCCAACTCGATTGTATAGTTGACTGCTGGATGATTGTTTCGCTTCAAATCAGCCAAGGCAGACTGCAATAGCGAAGCCTGCGTTTTTGCATTATAGTCAATAACGTGATTAAGGTATCCGCCTTCAATCGTTGCAGTGCTGTTCTGCCGTAATCGTGAATATATTCGGTTGCTTACGGTATCTAACAGAAACCCTTCTTTAACAAGTACGAATTGCCCTGTGGGATCCGTATAGCTATAGCCAATTAAATTAATGGGTGTGTCACTGCCATCTGGTGTTGCACCTCTAGCGAAGACGGACGTCATCAAGTTAGTGCTATCACTGTCAACTGTGATTCGATTGATTTCATCACCAACTCGAAGCGTTATGCCGCGATCCGCGCCACGCTTCTTGACTACGTTCAGATAGCACTTCACCATTGTTGTTCCAACAATACTAAAACTGAAGTAAGTTTCTACTCCAAACTGAGTAGCAACAGAATTCATTCGGCCATAGCTGGTATCTTCACTATCAAAAGTAAGCGTGCGCACATCAGTGGAAATTTCGTTAGTGCCAATATCCCAGCCACTATTGGTAGTAAAAATGTCGAAATACTGTTCAAACGTCATCGGTGTGGGAGCTTTATAGGGACCCACAATTTCATTTTTTAGATCATTACCAGCATCGGTGCCTTCAAAAGCAATGCAGTAACCTGTGCCATCAGCATGTGATGCAGTGATTGTAATCATTCTGCCATTGCCATCATCATCCATGTAGAGCATGTAGTTTAGTCAGTACTGAACTAGGCTGCTGACTTTGACCGTTCAGTGATGACTTTATAGTTAATTTGATATGTTTTGCCGGCTCTGTGGGTAATGACGGAAATTGGTATAGAAAAAATACCCAAAAGAAGCATGAGGTTAGCCAACACAATAGCTGAATCAACTTCGACCACCAGAGATTCAGCGGTTCTTGTGTTCACTAAATCAAGCCCAAGCGAGCCTTTCAAGAAGGCAAACTTGCGTTCAATCGCACCGCGTCTGTTCTCCGCATCAGTATCCAGCTTGCGCTGCTTGGCATCTACATGCTTCGGCCGGCGGCCCAGCTTAGGCCCACTCAGTTTGATGCCCAGCTCCTTGCACAATGCAATATTCGCTCGGGTTCGGTACAGGGTGTCAGCTAGTACCTCATCGGGATACTGCCCCAGTGTATCCCAACAATGATCGAGGGTTGCGGCCAGGTCAGTGCTTTCGTTAAAGCTCTCGAAGTCAAAACGCTCAACGTCAATGACCCCGTCTAAAATTGAACAGTCAATCTTGGCCCCGAACTCAACGCGTGCCTTAGCTTTACCGCGAACAATCGGGTGAATATACGGCTGACTGAGGCTGACAATCCGGTCAGGAACACTATGAGTCTTGTTGTCGTACATGTATCTTTGTTGCTCGTAGACCTTACGGACAACTGCGAGCCGGTTGATTTGCCATTCTGTCAGATGTGCTTCTCCGCCTTGGCTCAACAGTTCATCCACGTAGCGCAGGTCTCGCCGAATGTACTGCAGCTGGGCTTTAATCTGCTTGCGCCGGGCCTTGGCCTGACGGCCAGGGTGGCGTGAATATTCAGTCCATGTTGCCTTAGCCAAGCGCTTATAAGTCCGCGGGATTGCAACTTGTAGCCCTTGCGCCATCTTAAGCACCATCTCCTCAAGGTTCAGCCGAGCTTTGTTTAGTAAGGAGGCATCTTGAGGAAACTGAATCTTGATCGGCACGGCGGTGGCATCAGTAATCAGCACGTGAGCTCCGGGCACAATCGCTTCTAGCTTCTCACGGACTTCATCAGTGATGATGTTGCGAATCAAGTCGGAGATCTTAGAGGCTCGACGGCGGAAGTAGGTCAAAGTTGAGGCATTGAAAGGAATCTTGGCCTCGTAACGTGTTCTTCCCATGAAGTACTGAAACGCTGGCGTGTCGCGAATGGCCTCCACCAGCTTCGCGTCTGATAAATGTGTCCGCTGTTTGATCAGCTCGGCACCGTACAACTCGCGAAATGGTTTTGCAGCACGTCCGGCACTCTTATTAAAGACAGATTGGTATGCTTCATCCAGCTTCTGCCATGGAATGAGCGAGGCTAACTTCACCCACTCGTTATCAGGACTGAGTGATGTGCCCAGGCCGCAATCAAACGATTCGAAAGATAGTTGAACGTCAGTATGCCGATAAACCATGGATAAATCCTCCGTTACGAGATGACAAGTGCAAGGGAAACTGCCAAAAACAGGAAATTCCTCTGCATTCATTATACGACAGTAACGGAACGGTTCCCATGAAAACAAGGCACTTACAAATATTCAGTATCCACTAGTTTAGGTCTTGACACATTGATTCTGCTTTGGAAAGCTGTTTTTTAGGAAAGTATAGTGTTCCAGCAAAAGCAACCATAGCGGCGTCAACATTAGTACGCTCAATCTCGCCACTAATTCTAAAATCATTTGTGTGATCGCTACCAGCCGTAGCAATTCCCAGTAAATGCCAAGAACGATCGGTGAAATAAAAATCCATTATAGCCACGCCTCCTGCCATTCAACTTGACACGTGTATGGTTTAGCCCAATCAGACTGCAAGACTTGAATCGTGTTTTTGCCTGGCAGCAGCTGGAAGCCTTCCCAGTTGTTACCGACAGTCTGTAAAGTAGGGTCTTCAGCACCATTCAGACTGACAACCCGTTTAGCCACATCAATCTTGACCACATCGCCTTCCTTAAATCGGTTAGGTACGTCTGTCCAATAGTCAACGTTTACCCAATCAAAATAACTGTCCTGCCAGCCCATATTGGCTTCGAGAACATCTGAGAAAGCAGAGAACCATACTGTCCAGCCATCAACTGGCAATGCACCAAACCCAGCAATAGTGAATGGCCGAATAACATTGCCACCACCAACCCGGTCAATACGGAAAGTTAACTGGTCACCCATTTTTGAAATGACGGCGAAACTGTTTGCCCTTGAATAGAGGTCACGTGGTAGCGCTTCATGAAATAGCATTCGCGCATCGTTTCCGTCATGTATCTTGCCTTCGAACATAACTTGGTCATCTGTTGTGCTTTGGTCATAAAGTGCCAACGAAACAACGATTTTGCCTTCGTAAGTCAAATTGAATTCAACTCGTCCAGCCCAATTTGTCATGGTGGCAAAGCGGATTAGATTACGCCATTCAAAGTTGCCATTCTGTTTGCCATTGGAATTAGCAGCAAGTTTGCCGCTCATTGATGGTCCGCTCCAATAGTTAGAGGGATTACGTTCCGTGTTGGGGTAAGCAATCGCATTGTCATAGCCGTCTGGGCGTCCATAAGAGAAAATGCCTTTTTGCTTATTGGGGGTAGACGGATTATCGCGATAGTTGGGATAAGTCAGCGCGCCATCATTCATCACAATGCCCTTAGGTTCATTTTCAAAGTCAAAATAGTATACCCGTTCAGACTTCTGCCGCACAACGCCATCAATCTCGCTGGGCGAGCCAAATTGCAGGACCGACCCTTGATCATTGACAAAAGCAACAACCCCATTATCAGCATGCATAGTTGCCGTAATAACTGGCTCGACAGGGTAAGTGCCACCATTGTGAACCGTGATGGTGTGGGTATAGTATTCAGGATCCGCTGGGTTAGGTGACCAAGGAGAAACGGTGGGATCTTGTGCTAACTTAATATTGTCAATACATAACCAGCCCGGACTTGCTGATGTTTTAACAAATCCAAAACGCAAATAGGTTACGGTTACATCTTTATCCGCCGTCCACGTTTTCACAAATCGGTGCCAAGTAGTCTGACCTCCCGAATTATCCCGTGCGTCATGCCCCATTGACAATTCAAAAAGCGGGATTGTAAGGTCTAGCATCAAATAGTCAGATGCTTGCCCAACTGCTGACCCAGCGGTTGCGTAGTAGTAACTATAGGTCCATGTTTCCCCAGCTTTGATTGTGACTGGCTTTGCTAACGGAATAACAACGTATTGATCGGGACTGATAGATGAATCACTACTTTGGTTTTCAATCTTAAGCATATATTTTCCGAACGGCGTGGGAAATGAAGGAGTTTCTGGTTCAATCGTAGCAACTCTTTCGCTGTTGTCGCTTGTTCCCCAAGCAAGCCCTGATGGTGTTTTGCCTGATTCAAAGCCAGAATCTGTCAGCATGTTCACTGGCACGTCCTTGTATGGCATGTTGTCAGCCGTATTTGTGGCTACCGAGTGGGCGATGCCACCATCGGGACAGACGAAGCTGATTGAGATTGTTCCTGATCTGAAGCCTTCGGTGAAGGTAGGCTGACTGTCTACGATGGCTAGATAATATTTATCCGGCTCATCGCCAAAGATTAGTTGCTGTGGTTCGTCCGTATCAATAGCAGCGGCCAAGGAACGCCTTAGTGGTACCAAATTGTCATTCATAACGATCCCAGTTACCACAATCGTCTTGACGTCCCGTGACATGTATTGCAACATCTGACCATCGCTAATCCCGACCTTTTGCATTGTGTTGACGTGATTAGTCCCTACATCACGTTTGACCATCTGCACATACATCCATTGGGTAATATCTACTCCGGCGTATGTGATTTTTATGCCTGCTTGTTTCAATTAAACTCCTCCTTTCCAATAAGCATTGAACCTGTCTTTTCTGTCGTTGTACTGCTTAACTTTTGGCGCAACTTTTGGATAAAACTGGTCATCACCAACTTGCAGAACAAAGCTAAGTTTCGTGAGAAGATCAGCAATATTGTCCAACTTCTTCCCTAAATCATCTGTACCGCTGCTTTCGGTTTCAGCAACCGCACCATTACCCAAGTTGTGATTGATGTTGGTAACGAACTGCCCCAACAGTTGCCAAGCACGGCTTGATTTAGTTAACGGCAAGATTCCTTCTGGGCCACCTTCGCCAACAAGCGCATGGATTGGCCGTGTGATTAAGCCACCATTGGCGTAACCTTCAGGGCCACTGACACGAGCAAAGGCAGAACTTCCAGAGCCGTAGATGGACTTCATGTAGTGAATACCGGCAAGCAGATCATCGTAGCCGTTATAGACATCGTTGTGGCCGGGGAACTTATATGCATTGAACGTTGGCCCAATGGTTTGTACAAGCCCCATTGAAGGTATGCCGGCTTTAGCGTTGCTATCCCACAAGTTTATTGCCCTAGGATTACCATTTGATTCGCGTTGGATAACTCGCATCCATGCGGCAACTTGGTATGCTGAGGCATCAAATCCATTGGCCTTTAAAGCTTGAATAACGTATGGGCGCCAACGTTGTACGCCTGAGCCACCAGGGTTGGCACCTAATGTGTCTTGCAACTTTGTCAGTTCTTTTTTAAACCAATCAACAACACTGCCTGTCAATTTGTTAATAACACCACCGGCTAAGTTGCTAAACATTTCAACACCGCCGGAAATGCCGCTAATACTTGACTTGATTAAATCGGTTACTTTCCCGACTGGGTTAGCAAGCCAATCACCAACGGCCTCCAACTTGTCCCAAGCACCAGAAAAGAATTTGCCAACACCACCAATTACACCACCTAAGTCGTAATGCTCAACGCCAGCCATATTCATGATGGCCTTGGTTTCTTTCCCATTGAAGACACGAGTTCCTTCTGGTAATAGTCCTGTGGCATTACGCTGTTGACTCATACCGAGTTGCCCATTTGGTAGCTGGTAAAGTTCTTTCCAATCAGGTCCAGTACCATCGTTGACCATGACAAGGTGCATCTTTTGGGTGACAGTACCACCATTAGCAAAGTGAACGTGAGATAGCTTTTTCAAGGCGGCTTTGCCAGTGAACTTCTCCCAAACCCAGTTGATGCCGCCAATAGCGCCGTTAATAACGTTGATAACTGCATTCATACCATTCGCTGCAGCATTTTTAATGCCATCCCATATGTTGTCGAAGAAAGACTTGAGTCCTGACCACATGGACCGCCATCCGGAATTTATTTTGCTGTTGCCGTTATTAATCCAACCATGGATTGTTGACATTCCACTATGAGCATTTTTACCAACAGTTCCCCAAAATCCGTTCCAATTTTTCGAAGTGTCTGACCAGAAGCTATCCCAGCCTTTGTGGATACTGTCATTGGCACTATCAATCCGTGATTTTGTATCATTCATACCGTTTTTGGCATTTTTTAAAGTATCTGACCAAAAGTTGTTCCAGCCATTGCTTGCATTACTCCAAAAACTATCCCAATCTTTCTTTATCTGCTTATTAGCTGCGTCTTGCTGTTTCTGCTGTTGCTGTTGTGCACTAGAATTTTTCTTGTTTACATCATTCCAAAATCCATTCCAACCCTTGCTAACATCGTTCCAAAATCCATTCCAATCTTTTTGTGCCTGCTTATTAGCGGTATCCTGTTGTTTTTGCTGCTGCTTTTGTGCGCTAGAACTCCTCTTCTTTACATCATTCCAAAAGCTAGTCCAGCCTTTACCAACGTTATTCCAAAATCCATTCCATTCTTTCTGTGCCCGCTTATCAGCTGCTTCTTGCTGTTTCTGCTGCTTTTTTTGAGCTGCATCAGTGGACTTGTTAATGCCATCCCACCATTTGACTACATTGTTAGTCATTTGACGGGCATCCCAGCCAAGGCCGCCTAGCCAACTATTAGCTGGCTTTTTTTTAGCATTCCAGCCATCTGTAAACTTCTTAGCAGCATCGCCGGCCCATTTACCGGCCACTTTGCCAATTGTGGCACCAATTGCGGCGCCCGCGGGGCCACCAAGCATGAAACCGATACCTCCGCCAATTAAGCTGCCAGATGTCTCACCAACAGCAGAAAACTTTTGTCCCACAGTGCCATGCTTACCAAATGCTTTTGTTAAATCCTTTATGTCACTAATCGCGTCATAAGCAATCACCACGGGAACTGCAATTTTAGCTAGCTTGCTGCCAATGTTCAGTTTACTGAAGTTGGACAGGATTGATTGAGCTAGTTTAGTATCACCCAGCGCTTTCAGACCGCTGTACACATGACCTAATCCTGCTGCAAATTCCAGTGCTTTTTTTGTCATCCACAAACCTGCAATTACCTTGACGGTAGTTTGAATGCCAGATTTGTTTTTGACAATATCATCTAGCACATCATGGATAGCCTTTAGCGGGTCTTTCATCGTCTTTGCATTGGAACCACCGACATTTAGCCAACCAGCAATGTCTTTGATTGCGGTTTTAAACAAGGACCAGACTTCTTCGCCAGCAATTTTGGCAATGTCCCACATATCTTTGGCAATACCAGTAACATCTTTTTTGTGTGCGGAAACATAGTCCAGAACGTTCTTGGCCCAATTAGCAATAGTTGCCAGCCCTTTACCTAGTGTAGTAGCGGCACTTTGAACAACAGATGATGTCAAAATACCAGCAAGTGATTGCATGCCACTATTCTTAACATTAAGCAATGGTGCTGCCATCTTAGCCTTGATGGATGTCCAACTACCGGACAACTGCGCAAGGGCACCTTCACTAGTTTTCCCGAATTGGTCAAATGTGCTCCTGCTTGTTGTCCCAACTTTATAAACCAAGTTCATGAAGTCGTCAGACTTGATTTTCCCGTCAGCAACCATTTTGGCAAATGACTCCTGACTGACTCCGGCAGCTTTGGCTAATTGTGCACCTAAGGTAGGAGCCTGCTTTTCAAGCTTGGCAAGGTTGGTTGTCGTTAAATCACCTGAAGCAACGACTCGCGTCATCGCTTTAGACAAAGCGTCCATGCCGTCTCCGCCTTTGTGCGAGGCAGTGGCAATGCTGGCAATACCAGCACTGATGACAAGAGTTTTACTTGTGACACCATGTGTCATGGTATCAACGGTGGTTTGCATTTTGTTAACTTCGCCACCGGTTGCACCAGTTTCACTGCGCAAATATGACATTTGATCGGAAAGAATCTGGATATCATTGGCCGACTTGCCCATGTTCTCCCACGTCATATTTAGCTTTTCTCCGGCCTCGTTAAGTTCTAGCCCGGACTTTACCGTGTCAGTAATGCTTGAACTTAGACGTTGCCAGCCGCTTGTGATGGCATTGGTGATTAAGCCACCCTCAACAATTTTGTGAAGCAAACCCGGTGTCTTTTCGGCTTGCTTGTTTGTTCCCGATATAGCTTCCTTAACTCTGTTGAAAACAGATGGGTTAGCCTTGTCCATTTCAGTTTGCAGGCCAGTCATAGAAGACTTAGCCTTTGCTAAACTGGTAGCCGTTTCATCAACACGCGTCTTCTGTGTACGCCATGCTTCTGAATCCTTGCCACTAGCACTGGCAATCTTATCCAACTCAGCAGACTGTTTAGACAGTTGTTCATTAAGATTGGCAATGGAGGACTTATAGCCTTCCATTTTGGCCTTGTTGGCTTCTTGCTGTTTGCCCTCAGCCTCTAGGCGAGTCACATAGGCTTGATTTGCCCGTGCAGCAGCTGTGTATTCTTGCTGTAAGCCAGCTAATCCAGACTTTTGATAGTCCATGGCCTGTTTGGCACGGTCTTGCTGAGCTTGCATACTGGCCAGTTGCTTGTTAGCGCCATCGATTTGCTGCTGATACTTTAAAAACTGTTGAGCAACATCGGCAGTATTACCCTTCAACTCAGCTTGTTTGGCTTTGAGAGCGTCAATCTTAGACTGCTGTGCTTCAATAGACTTACCCAAGCCGTCATACTTGGCTTGAGCAGCGCCAACTGCATCACCAGCGGATTTCATCTCCGCCTCTTGAGCTTTCCAAGCATTTTGGCTAGAACGAACAACCGCTGTTAATGATTTGACGGATTCGCTTGCCGACAATAGATCAAGGGCAATCTTGGTGCTCATTGTTGCATTAATTTGGTTTGCCACTTTAATCACCCTTTCTCTTGATATTGCTGCCACATAATTGCCGGATCAATTGGCCGGTCTTTCTTATCCTTGGCGGACATCATTTCCAGCATTTCAAAATAATCAGCATCATCAAAATCTTGCATTGACCAGTGGAAATACATGACTGCCTGCTTTTTCATCCATCTAAAGTCCTGTACCTGATTTTCAAGCTCATAAACTTTGACAGCTGGGTTAATCTTTGCTTTTGCTGGCATCCTGCTTCTTGGCAGCTAAGTCAATATCCTCATCACTCATGCCCATCATGCGTTCAAAAGTGTAATTAACTACTTGAATAGTTTCAGCAAATTCTAGGTCCCCAAGCTTTTCCGTTTCTTGCTTGTTCAGGCCTAAAACCGTGGTCAAGAAGTCGATTGAGTCATGCAACATATCGCGTTGCATTTTAATAATTTCTACCGGTTCCATATCGGCAACATCGTCTGCCTTGGCCATCAGTAACTGTAAGTCGTACATCTTTTCCATGTTCCGATTGGTTGTCTTTACCTCATGTACACGATTGCTAAGTTGACTAACTTTGATTTTCATTGGTAATACCATCCTTTGTATTTGATAAGGTCGCTGTGGTGAATCGGACACCACCAAGTTCACCAGAAAGCGACTTTGGAACAAAAAAATAGCGCACATTCGTGAGCTACTCATCAGTTGTTGCTATGAAATTGCGTCAGATTGCGTCTTTCAGCACCGGCTTATTTGCCTAATGAGGGTGACAATACGTATCCGCCAAACACTTCTTTATACATGGTGGCTTTATCAAACTTGCTATCAAGATCGCTATAAATCTTGTACGGCTGATTATTAAAGGCCATAGTAGAAAGCGCTGTGTAAGTCAAAGCGTCATCTACACGTTGTTCTGCTGCCGCATCAGTCTGAATGTTAGCTGCGGTTTCGGTCATGATGCCATCACCAAATCCATAGTAAACAAAGTGCGTCCGATCAATGGTTTGGGTGGTAATAAGCAAGGCCACATGAGCCTTCAAATTCTCATCCGTATAACCGCCCTTTTTATCACTGACAAAGCCTTTGATTTGCTGTTTGACTTGGTAATTCAAGTTGTTAATATTCAAAGCCACTGTTGGTTCTGAAGTACCAACGGTAACGTCTTGGACGTTGTTGTTGCCATAGATCTTAGCAATTGTACCTGCCAGACCAGTAATGTTGGCCGTCTTGGTGCCCAAGTCCTTGTGATCGACAGTATAGATACCGTCTGTGCTTAGTCCTGTGTCAGCGCCAGAAATTAACTTTTGTTGTGCATCAACCAAAGCTAGCTGGATTTGATATAAACCTACTGTTGCCATTTGAATGCCTCCTAAATATTCTTTGTTCTACTAAAATAAAATGTGTTAAAAAGTTGCTTTGTGTCTGGGTCAAATGTTCGTTGCCTGACGGCCGCTACCTGCCAATATTGATGAGTAAAAGCCTTCATCATGGCGATCTCAATGATTTCGGGATCAGAATCGAGCAATTGCGAGTACCAAATCTGTACTTCTACTTCCTGATTTAATGCCCAGAAATCATTGTTACCATGGGCAGTAGGATCATTAGCAGCATCAGTAATCAAAACGACTGTTTTTTCCAGACTATCGACTAATTCTTGCGGCAAATTGTTGCCTTCAACTGCATCAATACTGGTAATCCCGGCTTGGCTAAGCATTGTTACTGCATCATCTACGGCGCTCATTCATCCCCACCACCATTCGCTCTGGCAATCATTGCCTGATATTTCTCGGCTTCAGCGGCAAATACTGCATCTTTGGCATCGTCACGGGCATTATCAACAAAATGGTCAGCACGAATATACTTGGTGCCATCATTCAAGAAGCGAGCAATGTAGGCTTTGTTGTGGAACCCAACCGTTGAACTTCCATTATGATCACCGTCAATATCTCCCGCAGCACTACTGATGTCCTCACTCAAATGTCCATACTTACCGCCGTCTCCCTTAGTATTTGGGTGTTTTTCTTTGGTGGTCTCTGCTAGCTTCTTGGCGTAAACATCAGCACCAGCCTTGGTAATCTTCTCTTGGTCAGATACAGAAAGCTGTGCGGCCTTTGATACTTGCTTAAGCCATTGGCCAAGTGCTTCATCCATATCCACGGTTATGCCCCCTTAGTTGTTTTGACTAGGGTCAGATAGTCATAACGAATAGCATCGTTACTGTCGTCCGGGCTAATGTCTGAAATGTCATACACAATACCATCAAGGCGTGCCTGTTTCTGACTAGCATTTCTAGTGTCGTGACGGACTATAATAGTGATTGAATTGTCCAAACGTGTTCCCACAAGCGTGTACTGCTGGGTGAGTGTCCGCGTCTGCTGCTTGAAATGCAGACTATAATTCGGAACAAAGCTAGTGATATTAAGGCCAGCACCAGTCGTGTGTGATTTTGGAGATCCGAGATCAACCTTGCGGCTGAAATCGGCTACTTTAAATTTAGCCATCAGTCCCACCAGCCTTTGCTGCTTGATCACGCTGAATCTTCCAACGAATACTATTGATCATGTATGCATAGCTGGGCGGATAGGCCTTAGTTTGGTCAGACAACGTGCCACGACTGTAGTACATGAAGTCTACCAGCACCCGAACCGCCTGATTGAACAGAGGGTACGTTCGATAAACTTTAACCGCAATCGTGTCATCGATGGCCCCAATGATTGCTTCTTCTGCGGTACTGATCATATCGGCAAGAACCGAGGCATCCCCATTGGTATCAAGATTAAGGTATTGCTGCATGTCTTCCGGGGTAACCCCTTGACCATCTGTCATATTCAGCCCTCCCTTAATAGCCGCCCGTCATTATCGGCGAATTGTTTATTTCTTAGGCGACTAATAATCGTATTACTTACCAAGACCAGATGCAGCATCTGTGTTGGTTACAAAATAGCCGGCATTGGCATCAGCTTTTTGGACGCCAAATCGGAATGCGGCACCAAGATAACGCCCATAAATCTTGCTGTCCTCCCATGCCAGAGTGACTTGCTGGCGGTCTGCAAACAGGACACCACGCTTCAGATCACCAACGAATGCTTTTTGATCACCTGCAAGAGAGCCGAGAAGAGTATCACCAACAACATATACGGGAACACCAAGGATTGTGCCCTTTGCAGTTCCGTCAGTAATAGAATCGGAGGCGTCATGAAGCAAGTAGCGGCCGTTCTTATCCTTTAAAGTGTCAAGTGTGTTGAACAAAGACTGAGTAACCACAAGAGCACGGCTATATGCTGGATCAAGATCAACGTTCAGGATGTGCTTAAGGCTATCTACAAGAGTATCAGTGGTTGTTTTCTTGGCCGTGAACGACTGCAATACAGGCGCAATCATCGCGTTGTAAGTATTGACAGACTTCTCGTTAATGGACTGGCCAACAAGTGAGGTCAAGTCCACTGCTGAATCAGCGATAGCTTCTTCGGACAGTGGAATTGCGCCACGGTATGTTCCTACAGACCAATCAACTTTATTGAACTCAGGCTCAGCAAGTTTGGGATTTTCTTCCAATTCTGCCACGCTAGAAAAACGATCAGTTGCTCGTTTCAGAATCGGGTACGTGCCCTTAGGAGTGGTAACCGGTGTCTTGGTGACCAGGGTGGACAGATCCACAACCGAATTTACTTCTGCGGTAGGGTCATAAATAATTTCTTCCGGAATCAGCACACCTGCTTCGGTCGAAGTAACGTGACTGGCTGCATCAATCACCTTGCCATGGCTATGGATGAAGTCGTTGATAGCTTTCTTCTTGGCGTCAATTGGCTTCTTGGACAGGTCAGTGCCTTTCTTGCTGCCGTCATCTTTGGTCTCAGTCTTTGGTTCTGATGCTTTTTCTGCTTCCAAATCCTTAATCTGATCGTTAATAGCGTCCCGACGTGCCTTCGCAGCGGTTAAGTCGTCCTTGATCTTTTGAAAATCGTCCACAGATGCATTTTCATCTTGTAATTTTGCGTTGAGCTGAGCGTTTAGGTCGGCACACTTGGCGCTAACTTCATTAAAAAGCGTTTGTAATTTGTCCATTATTGGACCTCCTTTTTTTCATAAAAAATAGCCAGCTTCTTGTTTAGCAGATCGTTCTGCTTTGGAAGTTGACTACGTAGCTTTTTATTTTCATCTTTCAGATTCTTAATTCGTTGAACTGCTTGATGTGGAATAATCGGGCCCACCGCATTTACAACCGGCGCGTCGAAGTCTAATTTCTCATCGGCTAGGCCCAGATTGATTGCATCGTCTGCGTCGAGCCAAGTTTCTTTGTCCATCAATGCCAAAAAGTCATCGGCAGGTTTCCCAGTCTTTGCAGAGTACAGGCTTGCAATTGCGCTATCAGTAGTTTGCAGCATGCCAGAAGCGGCATCCATCTCGTGCGAATTACCACTAGCATCACTTGATGCTCGATGAATCATCATCTTAGCACCGGGCGCCATTTGAACCTTATTAGCCCCCATAGCAACAATTGTTGCAGCAGAGTATGCGTTTGATACGATCTTTGCCGTTACATTGCCTTTATAATCACGCAGTGCGTTGCATACTTCTGTAGCTGGGTCAACTTCCCCGCCATCTGACGCGATTTCTAATACAACATCAGATCCGTCATTTGGAAGTGATTGAACAATATCGGATGGAGATGTTACAGTCATTCCTAACCAATCACGATAAATAGGGGCAGAATCATCGCTTGTAATGTAGCCCTTAACAGGAATAATCACTTGTCATCACCTCCCTTCGTTTGGTTAGTAAGTGGCTCGAACTCCGGCAAGTTATCTGGCAAAAAACCAGATCGGGTGAGTATAAATTGTGCCTGTTCGGCACCTAGCACCCCAGACTTAGCAAGATTTGATACCTGGTTGATCAGTGTTGAGTCGTCAACATCCAACATGTCTTTAATATCTAGCTCAAGGTCAGGTGCATTCATCTTCAAACGCAACTCATCCACGATTGGATTTACATATGAGTTTAAGTTCGCCAGATATGTTGCCTTGATCTGGTCAATGTTTGAATGTTGGCTTTCAGTTGAAGTGCCACCACCCAAAATGTCGCTGGGTACACCAAAGGCCTTGGAGATTTGGTCAGCAGAGTATGCTGAATTGTCAGCCAAGGCCTTAAATACATCCGTCTTCATTTCAAGCTGGGTATAATCGAATCCGTCCGGTAAAACCATCAAGCGACCGGAGTTATCACCGGTATTTGCCTTCTCAAACTCTTCACGAGCCGATTCTAAGTCTTTACCATCGCTTAAATAGTTACTGATTGTAAGCTTTCCGGCAGGATTGATCTGATTTTCCATAGCGCTCATGTTGCTTTTAGAGGATTTATCGTCCAAATTAAGGGCGTTTTGTAAGCTTTCTAAAGGCGATCGACCAATCAAATACCGATATTGTGGGTCTGGCATGAGCCTAAAATGCAGCATTTGGTCTTGCCTAAGCACCATTTGAGGCCGATCATTGCTCTCCAAAACCGTATAAACAATGCCCATATTGCCTGGTAAATAGTTAATTTGGACGTCAGAGTTAGGAATATGCTCCAGATTCTGCCCAACTAACGGGATATAGTCGTTGCCTGACAAGCAAAGTTGCATCAACGCACCTTGCCAAAAAGAAAACCGGCCTATCAAGCTGCTAGGGCTCTCAAGTCGGTTCAATGTCACAGTATTTTCAGTTTTGAAGTGTGCCGAGGCAACATCGCTAGCAATACGGTTGATCACACTATAAACATTAGTGTTTTGCAAAGCGGACAGCGCCGAAACATAAGAAAGTTGCATGCCGCCAACCGTAGTCGTGAAAAAAGCAGAATTGCTCGGATAAACCATGTTTTTGGCTTTACGTTTATTGAAATTTTTAGGGGTTAGAAGTCCCATTTAACTTCACCCCCTTTCTTTGTCCAGAATGTAAGCAACTAAACACAGCTCAAAGCCTGCAACTAGATAACCAATAACAACGTTAAAAGTGAATGCTGCTACCGCAATCAGTGCCAAGCCGGTGATAAAGATCATCACCGTGCCCCAATTGCTAAACAAATTGCTAATAATCTTTGCCATTATTTACCACCTCCAAACATTGCCTTGAAAAAGTCACGTTTTCCCTGCGTGTCCAAATCATTCAGCGGGTTGTATCCCTCGTCATGATAGTTTTCGAAGTAGAATTTTGCCTGCGCATGGGCATTAATAAGCGCATCGGTCGTATCAATATGATCACTCGTGCGATTTTGACGGTCAATCTTGACCGAACCGCCGCGATCTTCTACCAGCACAGCGTTGTTCAGTCCATCAATCAGTAGCGGATCGTTCAACATCGAAATGTTGCCATTAATAAACAAATTCTGAAAGTCTTTAGTAGGTTCATTCAGCTTGAACGAGGTGGGAGGCAAAGGAAACCATTGCCACTGTGGCTGATAATGCTCCAGTTTCTTTTCTAGCCATTCACCATGGTTTGGATCTGCAATAATGAATTTCACCTTAAGCCGATGTTGACTAACATAATCAACTAACCACTGGTAAACCTGATCGGTGTTGATTACGCCTGATGCAAGATTCGTAATATCCACAAAGCCTTCATCTTGCAATTTAAGGTAATCTAATCCGTCCTGTTTCGACTTGGCTTCAATGGTTTTTGCCTGTGCGAAGGGAATAAAGCTGTGCTGCTGAACGTGAAACATGTGTTTATCATGATCGGTATAAGGATAAATGAAGCCAAAAGATGTATTATCATTGGTCTGTGATCCGTCAAATCCGATGAACACATCACGTCCATTCACATCGAAATGGTCGATAATACTGCGCTGAATGTTGTCTAGGGACAAATAGCTGTTCTGGAAGCGACGGCTCCACAGGTTTAGTGACTTATTTACGAAGGTTTCAAGTGTTCCCTCACGTTCGTTGTCGTTGCGATCTTGATTAAGAGCATTTTGAAGGTTGTCACGCTTGCTCTTAGGCAGCTCAAGCAGATTGGGATTAGATTTAGCCCATGTTTCGGGTTCAAATACCTCATCCTCCGAGTCCTGAGAATAAATTACTTGAAACACGTTGTCAGCGTCTCGAACGGCGTCATGCTCAATGGCAGCCCTAGTTACGTCTTCATCATTCTTAAACTTAACCTTGATGTCAGGATAAGCTGTGGAAATCTTGACAAACATTCGGTTCTTAATGCCATTTTGCCCGGATGTAATCTGCTTTAAGGTCTCATTAAGTGCTGGCCTCAAGTTGCCAATTTCATCATAAACAGCGATCGCATTATGGAAACTATCAAAGCCACCACCTTGTGATGTACCTTTTCGAATCGTATTCTTAGTATTTTTTGCAATAACTTGCGTGGTTTGAGCTTCCACGCCTCGTTCTCTTGCATCATCTGCAAAGTCCGGCAGGGATAAAATTGTCTTCGCCTGCAAAGACACGTCATTGAACAGTTTTGTTGCGTGTTCACTATCGTAGCTGGCCACCAGTAAGTCCTGTGATGTCGCATTCCAGCAGACTACAAAGTAGTAGAAATTGATTAGAATTGATGCTAACCAAGTTTTGCCTTGTTGACGAGCAATAGATATGTTGGAAGTTGTGAATCTGGTGCCATTGTCAACGGTCCGCCAACCAATCAAGCTATCAAGGATAAACGATTGCCATTTGAATGGTTGAATTTTCTTTGAGGTATCGTCTGGATTGGGCAGCAACCGTGAAAAGTATTCAATTGCGTTCACCATGTCCGAGCTGTATTGGTAGGGGAAATCATCATTGCCAATTCTAAGCAAATCGTTTAAGTGCCGAATACATGCCAGCTGAACGTCTCTACCAGTCATGTACTTATCCGTAAACATCACGTCATAAGCGTACCTTGTCCCTGGATCATGGTACTTATCAAACAGTCCTTGGTAATCTGATTGGTACGGCTTTACGTAGCCGCGAATATCTTGCACACCGGTAAAATCAAACGTCTGCACCAAAGCCAACCTCCTTCAACGGACTGTTTTTCTTAGGCTTTTCTGGTTCTTCAACAGTGATCTGGCGTAGTCCAGAGTCAAATGTAAGACCTAAATCATGCCCTAGCGACTTCATGTTTTTTACACAAGAGTCCATTTGAACAGCTCCCGGAGAGCGCTTCGCTAACTGGCCATACTTATCTTCTAGCCACATTCCGTTATCAGCAACAAGCTTCTCTGATTGCAAAAACATAGAATAATAGACGCAATACATTTCAAGCTCTGGTTGATCGACTTTTTTTAAATACCCTAATTTCCTAATTTCCGGTATCAAACTTTTCCATAGCTTAGATGCTTCATCATCAAGATGAGCTGGAGGTGTGATCTGAATGTCCTTCATATCATCATTGCAATCAGAGCAACTTTTATCAGAATTTGCGGGTAAAACTGTCAATTTTGGGTGATTTTCGGGCACAAAAAACGCCTCCTTTCTATACTAAAACGTCTATATCTGTCTCTTATACACATCTGACGCTGCCGACGAATTAGACGGTGTAGATCTCGGTGGTCGCCGTATC